TGTGTTCCTGCGTTTCCAACATAAGATACAAAGTATAATTTTTGTTTACCAACTTTTCTAGAAAGTACTTGTCCTTCTTTACCTGATTTTTCAAGTTCTTTTTGTGCATTATCAGGTTTTAAATAAAAGTTTCTCTTTTGTTTCATTAGAGATGCCTTTTTACTTTTCTTCTTCTTTGGTTTTTTCTTTTCTGTTACTTTTGGAATTAGTCTAAATTTAAGAAGTGGTTTATTGTTGATTGTAATATCACCTTTTTCGTTCTTACCAATTGATTTAACAACGATTCTTTTGTTTTTGAACTTACCACCTAATACAGTATCACCTACCTTAATAGGTACTGTTATATTTTCACCTAATGATTTAGCTACTGAGTTATATAGTTCGATTGCTTCATCTTTTTTAAGATGTATTGTATGTGTAGGTATTTGTACATCTTTACCAAATTTGTAAATTGCGGCTGCCCAACGATGATGTCCATCTATTATATAACCATCTTTAGATATGATTAAAGGTTTCATATCAGTAGGTTTGCTATATTTCGCAGCTACTCCTTTTACTTTGGATTTTATTAGTTCTTTTTGAGATTGTTTGAGTTTTATCGCAAGAGACATACCTTTTGTAACCTTAGCTTTACGCTTAGTCATACCGAGTGCCTTACCCAAATTTTGAGTATTCACTTGAGGCATATCTTTTCTGCTATACAAAGGCATATCCTTTTCCCTCTTTTACTGAATTGTAATCTAAAACAGATACTCTTCTGTGAGATTTAGTTTGCGTAAACCCAATCATCAACATTCTACTTATCCAAAACTTTTTGGAGTGATTCAAATGTCATCGGGTTTTCCGAATCATTAACTTCTTCAAGGGATTCTACGACCCTTGCTATCTCTTCACGTACTATTTCTCTAATCTTATCCTTACTTTCATCAGTTATGGTCTTTCCACCATATTTCTTCTCTAAAAGATTCATTAATTTCTCTACGTTTGCCATTAATATCCTCTTTGATTAAATGTAGCCACTTGGACTAATTTGTTTCTTCTTTGTTGTTCCATTTTGAATTGACGTAATCCTTCATTCATATCTTTTTCATATAAAGATTTGTTCTGAGGATTTGAAATCCAATCTTTCCAACCGTATTGTCTTATATTGTTCATACGATTATAAATATGTAATTATTTGGAATAAAGGTTATTTACTACGTTTTCCTTTATGAGAGTCGATTCTATCTAAGATTTCGTTTAGAAGTTCGTTCTTAATGAATCCCGCCATTGATGCGTTTTTGAGAGCTGATACCATTTGGAATACCATAAATGGTGCTATAATTGTTTCGGATAACCAAGATGTACCCTTAAAACCTAATTCGATTGATAGTATAACAGTTAGGATTACTATCCATGCAAACATATTTTTCAGAACTTTGAGAGCTTTATAGGTTTTAAAACCTTCTCTTTTCATTCCTGCGATGATACCAAAGAAACCATCTAATAACAAAACTAACATTACTGCCATATATTGTTCTGCATTACCCATAGTTACATCCATCAAGTATGAACCTATGAAAGCACACGCTCCTGATAATCCCATACCTATCATTAGATAGGTGTTTTTCAATACAACCATATTGTTTTCCATTATTTATAAACTTTTTTGAACTATGTTATTATTTTGCGAACTTTTCTATTCCCGCAATTCCAAAACATCCCAATGTAATCCAAACAAATGAATTATATATGAACTCGTTAATTACTAAGTCTTTTCCGAAGTATCCAGTAGTTAAGTCTACTACTGCAAATAAGGTCATTACTGCGAAAGACATAAACCCTATTACGTTTTTTTCGTTGATATTGTTATCATCCTTAAAAATATTCTTAAATGCCATCCATTTTCTCCCGATATATTTAAACATAATGTAACTCCTTTGTATAACAATAACTATGGTGGATATTAGAATCCACTCATAATTATCTCATCTATTTTATCTTGAACTTCTTCTCTTGTCGCTGCCATCTTAAAACTCAAATCAGCTTGATACCGTTTCTTCTCTTCATCGTACTGAAGAATTAGTACAGTAGGTACAACTACTACTTTCCATTTTTGTTGTAACTTTGGTTTTTTTGCAATATCAATATGTTCAATCTCACAATCTTCCAACTCATCAACCCAAGTAACATCGTTAGCCTCATTCCAACCAGCATTAAAATGTAATACTACTACTTGAGCTCCTAATAGGTTACTAAGTAGTATGAATGGTATCAATAAAAACTTTTTCATAGTTATCCCTTATCTTAATTTATCAATCTTCTCTTCAATACGCTTCATATCTTCTTTAAGTTCTTGAACGTCTTCTTGAGTAGTCATGATTGTTTGTCTAATCAATTGGTCTTTCATATCATATTCCATACGAGTAACATCTGGTGGTGGTGCTATTGGAAGTTCTTTTGCTTCTTCTATATCTGCTTGTAATGCGAACCACATACCTACTACTGTTGCAACTCCGACTAAAATCATCGCAATCGTTTTTAAATCTAATGTGATTTTAGTTTCTTCTCCTATTTGTTTAGCCATTTTCTTTTACCCCTTATAATATAATAAAGTTTATACCCATTGAGAAATCGTACCAACTACGATTCCAATATTTGTGGTATTTACCTTCCGTAAATATTCCTAATGATTTTGTAAATCTATATCCAAAAATTAATCCTCCTGAGTAATCTACCCAATTTCCACCATTGTATTTGTGGTAACTGTATTGGTCATCACTTTTTATATGGTATGGCATCACGTTTGCCCAAGAGTGTAACCAAAAATCTTTAGTATATTTGTAATAATCAAATCCAACGACAAAAGAGTATTCTAATTTCGATGGAAGTAATTCTCTTTCTCTATCCACATAATCAGATAGAACCTGAGGAATTACAACAGCTTCCCATACCTCTGTTGAGTTTGCTACAACATTACCATTTGGGTCTAAATATTGAATATTATCTACATCACTAAAATCTACTCCATAACCCATTTCTTGAATTGCTAAGTTAGTAAAATGAATATCACCAGTTTGTAATATCCAATCTGCTAAAGGGTCGAATCCATATGGTTCTGAAATTCTTTGAACTAATCCAGCATTTACAGAAAACTTTCTATTGAATTTATATCTGTATCTCTGAGATGCTTCGAAGTAATTAATATCTGCAAGTTGGTCTTGTAGATATTCAACCTTAACCACATACCAATCACCTATATATCTAAGGAAGTGGTCTTGGCTAAGGAATGTTTTACCTTGCTGCCTTCTAAAATCCCATTCGAATAGATACTCAAATCCTTTTGATTTACTACCAATAGTAGCTGCATCTGAGAATGAGTTTTCAGTACCATTTTTGAATCTATTTTGAATATTTGGTTCGTATCCAAATCTTTGAATTTTTCTAATACCAAATACTGCTGAGTAATCAAATGGGGTTGATGTTCTTGTCGTTGTCAACCCATTTGTTACTGAATATGTTGTTACATCTGAAATTGAGTTAGCCCCATTATAAGCTGCATAAAAAGTAGAGAACTTAAACTCTCTTTTTAATCTCTTTTGAAATTCAGATGGTTTTTTAACTTCTTTCTTTTCTTTTACAACTGGCGATAATGAATCTTGCCCTTGCATAACAAAAGGTATAAAACATAATAAAAATATTAAATTTCTCATCTCTATCTATCCTCTTTTATAATTTTTTTATTGTAGATGTTTCCATCATATTGTATTCTAAGTAAGTAAACTGCGTTTGGATAGTTTGATATATCCACTTCTTCTCTTTTTACTCCTTCACCACTTTGTAGTAATCTACCAGTCAAATCAAATAACATATAATTTACATCTCTTAATGAAGTATTAATAGTTATTTTATCATTTGTTGGATTTGGATAAACTGCAATCTTACTTCCACCTAATTCACTAATATCTAATGGATATCCATCTTCGCAATAGTTGTATAGTTCCTGGCAATCTGAATCCCATTCTGTATCACAACAATATGTATCTACATCAATTACCCAAGCGTAACAAGGATTGTTTAACCAATATGGATTACCTGGTCCTGTAATACAACCTGCATCATATAAACAAGCCGTTGAATCAGATACGTTTGCGTTCGGGTCATAATTGTAAGCCGCTACATCAGTACATCCAACTACTGAAGTTATACAACTTCCGTTATCAACATTTGCATTCGGGTCATAGTTTACTGAAGTTGAATCAGTACATCCATAAACGATTGGAATACAAGGATTAGATAAATCAGTTTCCGATACTTGATTCACATTTGCATTCGGGTCATAGTTAAATGAATTCGGGTCCATACATCCATATACAAATGGTACACAACTTCCGTTATCTACGTTTGCATTAGGGTCATAATTAAATGATGTTGAATCCATACACCCATATACAATAGGAATACAAGGATTTGTGAAATCTGTTGCTGATGTTTGGTTTGTATTTGCTGATGGGTCATAGTTCAACGATTGTGGGTCCATACATCCGTAGATGAAAGGAATACACGAACCATCATCAGTATTTGCTAATGGGTCGTAATTAAACTGAGTTGAATCCATACACCCATAAATTCTAGCGATACACGAACCATCATCCGTATTTGCTGTAGAATCATAGTTTAGAGATGTTGGGTCTGTACATCCATAAATAATAGGTACACAACTACCATCATCGGTATTAGCGTTAGGGTCATAGTTAAATGATGCTGGGTTTGTACATCCATAAATAAATGGAATACAAGTACCTGGCGTATTTGCCGTAGGGTCATAATTGAATTGTGTATCATCCATACAACCTACAATTACAGGAACACAACTACCATCATCTACTGTTGCGTTAGGGTCGTAGTTGAATGCTAATGGATTCGTACACCCTTCAATATAAGGAATACAAGGATTATTTGGGTCCTCTGTATTTGCGTCTGGATTGTAGTTTAGAGCCGTTGGGTCTGTACAACCTAAAACGATAGGAATACAAGAATCACCACAATAAGGTTCACCTACATACTTTTCAAAGAAAGGTGCTTCGAATGGTTGTAATGCACCTGCTCCGTTATTAGAGAATGGGTTTTGTCCCCACGCTAATAAAACAACACTATCTGCGTTTTCTAATGTAAATGAGTTCTGTAAAGTTTGGAACTCTACTTGCGCTTGTGATTGTTGTGGTGCTGGTACTTCAAAGTAATAAACTTCTACAGTTTTATCTGTTTCCAATTGGAATTGGAACGTTTGTTCATAGTTACCTGGCCCCATAGTGAATACTCCAACAGGAACACCATCTTGAGCAACACCTAACCAAGAATTACCCCAACCATCTCCACCACCATCTTCGATAATTAATGTGTAATCACATAAAGGAACGATTGATTGTTTAGTTGCAGTTGAATCATAATTCGTTGAGTTTACATCCATACATCCAAAAATATGAGGTGTAGTACAACTACCATCATCTACATTTGCAAGTGGATTGTATTCTTGATATGTTGGGTCTGTACATCCTAATACATCAGGAACAACAGTACAAGCAGTTGCCGTTTGGTTTCCTGAGTAAAGTGTAGTTCCGAAGTTTGGATTAGTCATTTCCCAAATAGTATCCCCATCACAATCATAAATAACGATAGAACCTGCGTTAGATGGGTTATTACCACCCATACCATCACCATAGGTATCATTTACAACAAGTTCGAACCCTGCTGTTTGAGATACACAAAAATCATAAGTATAAGTTTGTCCGAAATCAAAACCATCATACTCACCAACAGGAACTGAAACATTTCCAGCTGGAGTATTTGTAGTCATTATCCACGAAGTTTCACTTGGCCAATTATCTAATGTAATTTCCATTCTGATTTGATATTCAGTTGCTGGGTCGCAAGTAGTTACACTACAACTTCCATCATCTTCATTAGCCCAAGGGTTATAAGCTTCTTGAGTAGAATCAATACAACCTTCTATACATGGTATTGGTGTATATAACATTGTATCTGATACTGAACCATCTGCGTATTCTATATACGCATAATGTTCACTACTCCAATTAGGTGGCATCTGTCCGTTTCCGGCTAACATTCCATAATTAGTAGCGCCAGGATTCAAACCTTGTGTAAATGGGCCCCATCCTTCATCATTTCCATATACTACGTTGACTGGGTCACACCATTCATTTTCCCATTCCCATACTACCAATATTTGTTCATTACTTAAACATATCTGATATGTAGTTTCATTTTGGATATTACAAACAGGAGGTGCACATGGGTCTAAAGTAAAAGATGTATCATATTGAGTAAAAGTTCCCAATCCTGCTACATCTAAATCTAATATTGTACCTTGACATTCGTTTGATATCTTTAACCATGCCGTTGTGTTTGAGTTCTGATTTTGTGGTCCACCTTGCCACCCATCTCCCCAATCATCTAATAATGAGATATCGATATCTCCTGAATCGGCTTCGATTATGGTTGACCATAATTCAAATGGATTATTGGGTTGATAGTTTACTAAGGTATCACCATTTTGTGTTAATAATGCGAATGATTCATCATCAGCGTATGCATCGAACTGCACTTCTAATTTGAACCAGCTATCTTGAGCCATCAAGAAGAATGGCATCAAAAGTAATAGACTTGTTAAATACTTTTTCATAGAAAATTTTCCAAATACTGTTATACGTTAAACTTATTTTGATATAAATAGTAAAAATAAAATTAAAAATTCTAAATTACTACTTAATTTTACAACCCTACCAACATGTCTAATAGTTCGGGTTGTGGGAACATATCAAACTTATCTTTTCTAGTATTAGTATGAGTCCACATACCTTTTACTTTACCATAGTATGCAGCTTCGTTAAATTCAAATCCATCTGCACCCTTTTTCTTAATTTCTTCTACTAATCCTGCTCTTACATCTATGTTATCTCTTTCAGCAATCCAAAGTATCCATAAACGTAATGCTTCGATTTGTTTATCTGAATATTTATGCCAATCTTTAAACCCTCTGAATGGTTTTGGTAATGTAACGATTTGAGATTCGTGTGCCGTAGTTCCAGCATATGTTTTACCATTCTTTAAGTATCCGAAATTATTTACTTCGATACCTACAGAATGTGTATGCATGTGTTGTGAACCATTTTTCCCTAAGTGCCATCCATAATGTCCTTCAGGAAATGCTTGAACCATTTCACCATCGTAAGTTTCATCGTTACCTTTGATTGATTGACCACCTAAAACGAATTCAGTTGCTACTGCACCTCTACTATCTCTACCCCAATGGTCTACAGTTCTATATGGGTTTTGCCACCCTGCTGTATGGTGTAAGAAACAATATTCTTTTTTTGTGATTCCACTTTTATATTCACCTGGCGGTAAAAAGTGTCTATTGATTATTAATCCGTTATCAGTTGTATAAGTTTTTTCTGAATCATCAGTTGTTGCTAATCCCATACAATCCCAAGTTCCAGGTCCAACTAATCCATCAACTGTTAATCCGTTTAGTTTTTGAAATTCCTTAACTGCAAACTCTGTACCTTTACCAAAGATACCATCTGCGCCTATTCCTAAAAATTCCTGTAATGATTTGACTTCTGGTCCTCTTGAACCTACTTTTAATAACATAATTAACTCCGTTTATTTACTCTATTATAACTATAAATATTATAGAGGATAAAAAACGAACTCCATCGGTACTATCCATTCTATATCAAATGGGTCTTTTAATCTAATTTCTTGCTTTTTTTCGTCTACCGATATAACTATCACCCTCTCTCCAGCCGGCAGGCAGCCTCTGTGATTGTTGAAGGTTTTCTTCATTTTTGTTTTTTTCATTTTTTTTGATTATTTTTTGTTTACCACCATAAAGTTCATCGTACTCTTCATAATCATCTACGAAATCACTCAATCTAATCTTGCCCATTTTAGTCCTTATTTTGTGGGTTTAACTACGAATTATATTTAATTTACCTACTGCTCCTAAGAATTCTTCAGGAGTGTATTGTTTTCCTTTTTCATCTTTAATTTTAATCTCATCTAAAGTATCAGGATATTTGTGTACTAATCTCTCAAATATATCAAAACCTTGGTCTGCCCAAAAGTTTTTAAATGAGGATTCACCCAAAATATTTGTTGAATATTGAACACCTTCATCGGTGTCATCTGGAAGTAAAATATAGTACATCATAACACTTATAAATACCCTATTTGATTGAAATCAACTGATGGGTATATGTTTTTACTCTATTCACCTTTATTTTGAATATATCTATTTCGAACTCACCTTCATCAATTTTATTAGACTCAAGTATGGCAGATATCTGTTGAATAATGTTGTAAGAATCATTTGAAAATTTATTCCCATCAAACACAATTTGTATGTCATTTGATACATTTTGATTGATTCTTTCACTCAAATTATAATCGGTATCTGGTTGTTCGTTTTTAATATATTCATCAATCTTTTCTTGTGATATATCGATATTAATATTATCACACCAAGGTTCTAATAATTGTAATAATTGTTCGTTACCATTTTCAATTATAAATTGATTGTTATACTTTGGTGGTATAATTGGTTTCATTAAAGTATCATGTTTACAATAATGCCCCCACTTTCTAAGAAAGTTACGAGTAGAACGTTGATTCTGAGTTAACCACTCATCAGTTTCTCTGTTTTTCATAAAAACTTGTCCATCAGGATTTCTTTGAGCTCCATCTGCGAATCTACTACCTCTACAAGTCATATGATATACACAACCACCCCAAGTCTGAATAAATTTGTATCCATTAAGTTGGAATCTGTTAAAAATATCAGTATCTTCTTTTGATTGTGGAGCAAACAATGGGTCATGTCCACCTATACATTCAAAATCTTCTTTGAATATAAACCACGGAGCAAATATCCCCTCTGTTTGTTTAGTTGCTTGATTCATCTGTACATCTTTGAACCACTCTAACAATTCTTCTTCTTTGAACTCTTCAGGTTCGATTCCGAAATCCATTAACATTTTCTCAGGCCCATCGGGATGAAGTGGTGGTTCAATTCGTGTCAATGATACCACACTTAGAGGTTTGATGTGTTTTAGTACAAAATCCAAAGCTTTTGGCATAAGATACATATCTGCATGATAGATTCCTACAATCGGAGTATCAGCAATCTTTACTAACTCATCATATAGAATTGTATGTCCTAATCTTTTAGGTCCTTCATTTCTAATTGCTTTGAAGTTTGGGTCTTTCTTCATCATATCTTCACACCACTCCCAAGTTCCATCGTTACTGAAATCATCAGCAACACATACTGTTGGTTCTGGCCCACCATTCTTTCTGATGGAATCATAAGACCACTTTAGGTATTTTAAATTGTTTCTACTCGGTTGAATGAAACTTATATCTTTTTTACTTATCATAACTTTAATCTTTCTTTAAATACTTTTTCACTATATCTTTCTTTATATAGTTGTTGTGTTAATATACAATTTTCTTTATAAAAATCCAAATCATTCCACAACTTATTTACTAATTCCCTTGCTTTTTCTAAATCACCATTCTCTACTGATAGGTTTGGGTGAAGGATTCTTTGAGTATCTAATTCTTCATATCCAACACAAGGAATACCTACATATGAACAATTAAGTGCAAATGTACCAGCAGCATGAGTTCTCATCATATGAATACCCATTTTACGTTTATTTAGTTCTTTAACCCAATCATTCCATTGTAGATATGGCAATTGATTGATACCTAATTGTTCTTCGTTTGGTAATGCTCTACCCATCTTTGGTTGATAAACTTCATCTGTAACTGAACTAGCTAACATAAATGAATCAAACCCACCATACCAACTAACCATATTACCACCAATCATAATACCACTTCTATCTTCATATGGTAACTCACCAGCTGCTTCTGAAATCATTAGAGATGGTAATACTCTTACATCTTTGTGATTTGTTAATCCTTTATAGTATTTTCTATCTTGCTCATTGTGAGTAAAGATTATATCAGATTGTATTAGATTATTATAATAATGTATTTGATTCTCTAAATCATAATCTTGGAACAACCAAAATGGGCCCTCTTGCATTACACCAACCTTATCACACATTTTTCTTAGATGTTCAATGTTTACTGCCGTTGGGTTATTTTTTGGAGTTATAGCAATTCCTAAATCAAATCGCTCTTCAGTATAATCATTTAGATTCATATGTAGTGCATCTAAAGAACACATCCAAGCAAATTCGGTTCTCATATTTTTATGAGTTCTAGGTACTTTCCAAATTCCATTAATCTCTGTAAAAAATGCTATTTTCATATTTTCTCTATTATAACAACACTATCGGATGAACTAACTGAAAAGTTTTTATCTAAATTTAACTTTTCCAACATCTCATTAATATTTGCAATTCTTCTGTAATTTAAACCCAGCTGATGTGTTAATATCTTACCACCATCTTTTAAACTATTTAATAATACTTTAAAATACTCTAAACCTTCTATATCAGAATCTGCGTATGATACTATGTTATTATCACAAATCAAATCATATTTTTTTAAAATATTAGATAATATTGGATTATATTTGTTCATTAGGATAGGAATGTATTTAGAAGAATGTAATGGTAATACTTTTTCATATTCTAAAATACAATAAGTTATTCCTGTATATTCAAAACTATAGAAGTATTTCTTTGTAATTGTATGCCAAAGGTCATTACAACCTATTCCAATATGTAATAGTTGTGTATCTTTTGTAAGATTACAATGATTAACTACATAATTAGTTATTTCTTCTTCATCTTTAGTTTGAGCTCTATCTTCCCAATTACTTATAAGGTATTCGTTATATTTCATATCTTTGCTATTCCACTTAATGTGGTTGGGGTTATTTCATAATTTTCAAATAAGTGTCCTAAACTCAAATCTAATTGCTGGTAATTTTCTTCATTCCAAACATTATCATTCCAATCACCACAAATGTGAGAATGAAATGCGATATCACCATTATGTAATTTTATATCAGTTTGATGAATCCCATCTGCACCAAATAACATTTCTAAATCCCAAACATTGTTACGATTATGTTCTTTATGTAATGCTGCATATTCAAACTCTTTTGATAGATGAGGTACACAATATGGTTGACACATCCAACCAGGATTACGCCAACCTAATGGTTTGTATCCTACTGATTCCCATTCACCCATCATCATTTGGATTCTTTCTATACACTCAGATTCATTCATATCAACGAATTCCATCTCACCATATTTGTTTTTATCTGATGTTTGGTGAAAATGTCCGTGTCCAGCTAATTCAAATATGTTAGTATCAATAAGTTCTTTCACCCATTGTTTGTTATCTGATATTTTGGATTCGTTATGATAATTAGTAGGTATGAATAATGTATATTTTACACCATATTTTTTATTTAAGTCAAATAAATACTTTTCAGTTTTATCACCCAATATTCTCCAATCCTTTAAAGGATTTACATCATCTATAGCTATTGTTAAATTCACAATGTATCGTAGTATTCGTTTTGCTTCTCTTGTCTTTTGATTTCTTTTGGATGGTAAAGTGCTAAATCTTCATCCATTGGTAGATGTGATATTGTTTTATACCCCTCTAATACTTCATGTACTTTATTCACCCATTTGATATTTGGTGAGTTCTTATACAATCTATATTGCATATCAGGCCAATTTACCCAACCTTTATCATCAACGTTCCAATTCCACTTTTTGATATGTTCATCAGTTAATCCTTCGACTGTATTTACTCTTGGAACTAATACAACCTCAACAACTGTAGTGTTTATTGTTAGAATCTCATGTAGATTTTCTATCAATACCTCATTTGGAATCTCATCTGCATCGATTTGAAATACCCAATCACCATTACACAAATCTGTAAGTTTGTTCTTCCAATTAGCAAAGTGTCCATCGAACTCTGAACCATGCCACTGGAATTCACCATTTACGGATTTTGCTCTTAGGAAATCTTCAACTGATTTAGAACCATTTTTAGAATCGTATAGAACTACGATTTCATCTTCATACCTTTTATGTTTCAAAAGGAATGGTATGAGTTTTTGTATTTCTACAAACTCATTACATACTGTTATTGCGTAACTTATTTTCATATTTTTTTATTTCGTGTTCACTATCACAGCAACGGGTTGATAATCAGTTAGTTACCCGATTCTCTCCTTGCCTCTTCAGCCTCTCTTCTCTCTTTAGCTTCTTGTTCCATCTGCTTTCTTCTAGCATCTCTATCTGCTACCTTATCAAACTTACCCCAATCATAATTTACTGATTGAATAGATTGTATATCTAATAGGTTAAATGTTCTGTATGAACTTTTTAATGGTGCTGATGTTTTTATCTCTGATGTATAGAATACTTTAGATGCTTCTGTAATCTGAATCTTAGCTAAATCTAATCTTCTTACTTTAGAACTTTTTGATATCACTTCGTTATACACTTCTGCGAATTCTAAAAACTTTTGTGGTGGTA